TGCAACATCTTCAGATATAACTGCTCAGACAAAAACTACATCTGGGTTTGTTATTTTAGAATTTAAAAAAGACGCAGCATATACTGCCTAATTTTTATGGCAATTAGTAATGTAAATGTTGTTAATACCAGAGATAAAGCAATAATTAAAACTGTTGGTAAAGGTGGAATTTTAAGTGCTTTTGCTGGTAAACAATTAGTAATTGACGCTATTAAACTTACTGGAGGAACAAACGAATCTACAGTAAGTTTGATAGAATGTTATTATTTAATTGAAGGAACAGGAACATTATCTTTTATTGCTGAAAGCGAAGAACATGATTTGGCTTTAAGAGGTAAAGGTAAGTATGGATTACGACCAAACGAATTAAAGTTTGGTAGTGATAAACAAATTAACATATCTACAGATGCTCGTGTAAAGAGTTATTTGTTAGTAACAGAATTTAGGAGAAATAATTAATGGCTGATGTTGTAACAAGTCAAACTTTAGTAGATACATCTGGTACAAAAACTGTGATGAAGTTTACTAATATAAGTGATGGTTCAGGTGAAACACTTGTAACAAAAATGGACTCTAGTGAATTAACTTTCATGACCGAAGATGGTACTAAATCTCTTGCAAAGATTTGGTGGGCAATCAATACTACAAATGGTAAATCAGGCGTAGAATTGTTGTGGGCAGGAAGCGGAACAAGTTCTGCTAATGCAACGATAGGATTTTTTTCTGGCAGAGGTTATCACGATTACTTTACAGCAGGTAATGCTATCCCCAACAATGCAACACTAACTGCTGATACTAGTCCTGCAGGAGATATATTACTCTCAACAAAAGGTTTTGTTTCGGGTGATAATTATACAATAATATTAGAAGTGAGATAATGGCAAAAAAGAACAAAGATTATTCTAAAGAAATATTAGAAAGAATAGTAGGAACAAAATCAAAGGCAACTTTAGCTGAGAAGTTTAAAGAAGCATTTGCTGAGAAGTACGGAATTAAAAGAGAAGAATTAAAAAAAGGAATTGTAGATAAAGTCTATAATAATAAGGAGAAGGTGGAGAGATGAAACTAATTACAGAAACAATTGAAGATATCGAAGTATTGACAGAAGCAACAACTAATGGTGGCAAGTCATATAAGATAAGAGGTGTCTTTATGCAAGCGGATATTAAAAACCGTAATGGTCGTGTCTATCCAGTTGATACTCTTGCTAAAGAAGTTAAAAGATACACAGAAACATTTATCAATAAGAAGCGTGCTTTTGGAGAACTAGGACATCCTGACGGACCAACAGTTAACCTTGAAAGAGTTTCTCACATGATAACTAGTCTTAAAGGTGAAGGTAAAAACTTTATTGGTGAGGCAAAAGTGATGGACACCCCTTACGGCAAAATCGTTAAAAATTTAATTGACGAAGGCGCTCAACTAGGTGTATCATCAAGAGGTATGGGTTCAATTTCTAATGGTCGTGTTGGTAGTGATTTCTACCTTGCCACGGCAGCTGACATTGTTGCAGACCCCTCAGCACCTGATGCTTTCGTTGAAGGTATTATGGAAGGTAAAGAGTGGGTATGGGATAATGGTGTACTGAAAAGTATGGAAATTGAGAAATATAAAGAAGAAATAGAAAGAACTAGACGCTCAGAATTAGCAGAAGTTAAGTCTAATATCTTCAAAGACTTTATAAGAAAACTATAACAAAACCTACGCAGCTTTTATGGCGAGCGTGGGGTTTGAGATGGTAATTGTTATAAATAATAGTAACTGAAAAATTAATTAATTTTTACAAGGAGACCGAATGTCTGAAACCGAAATTAAGAAAGTAGAAGGTATGGAAGAGCAAAGCAATCTTGCAAATAAAGATGCTGCGCCTGCTGAACCTACTCACCTTAAAAATGACGCTGAAGATTTGGGACCAGCTGTAGTTAAACCTACTGATGGCGATAACCAAACTGCTGCGAAAAAGGTTAAGAAAGTATCGGATCAAACAAATAAAGATGCTAAGGACGGATCCCTACCGGGTGACCGCAACCCTAGCAAATCTGTTAAAGAAGAAGAATTAGAAGTAAAAGACGGTGTAGAAACTGTTGCTGAAACTAATGAAGAATCTGAAATGGAAATTGATTTGAGCGATGATGTTAAAGCATTAGTTTCAAGTGATGCTGACCTTTCTGAAGAATTTAAAGAAAAGGCTGCGACTATATTTGAAACTGCTGTTAGAACAAGAATAAAAGAACAGACAAAGATTCTTGAAGCGAAGTATGAAGAAAAACTTTCAACTGAATCTGAAACAGTAAAAGTAGCTATGGTAGAAAAAGTAGATTCTTACCTTAACTATGTTGTTGAAGAATGGATGAAAGAAAATGAATTAGCAGTAGAGAGAGGTATTCGTACCGAAATCGCTGAAGATTTCATTACTGGTCTTAAAGGTCTTTTCAAGGAACATTACATTGAAGTTCCTGAAGAAAAATACAATGTGCTTGACGACTTAACAAATCAAGTTAAAGATTTAGAAAGCAAACTTAATGAACAGATTGAAAAGAATGTAAATCTGAGCAAAGAAGTTTCTGAATCTACAAAAACAAGTCTAATCGCTGATGTAATTGCTGACTTAGCAGATACAGAAAAAGAGAAGTTTGTTAAAATGGCTGAAAATGTTGAGTATGAAAGCGCACCAAAATTTAGAGAAAAACTAGAAACTGTTAAAGAATCTTATTTCCCTAAAACTAAAATAGAAGAAGCAACATCTACGGATGAGGTTGATTCTGTGGCGGCGAACATACCAGCCGGTGCTGGTAAGTCCGATGCTATGGCTGCATACACGGCCGCTATTACAAAAAACCTTACAGCTTTTAAAGCTTAAGGGTGACACTAATTAACAATTAATAGGAGAGATAAAATGTATCTTACTGAAAATTTACAAGAAAAGTGGCAGCCAGTCCTAGAGCATCCAGATTTACCAAAAATCGAAGATTCTTATAAGAGAGCTGTAACGACTGTTATTCTTGAAAACCAAGAAAAAGCAATCAGAGAAGATAGAGGCTTTATGAGTGAAGCTGCACCAGTGAATAATTTTGGTGCTTCAAGTTCAACTGCCGGCGCAGGACCAATTGATACTTTTGACCCAGTCTTAATATCATTAGTTCGTAGAGCTATGCCTAACCTAATCGCTTACGATATTTGTGGCGTACAACCAATGACTGGTCCAACTGGACTTATCTTTGCTATGAAAGCAAAATTTGTTTCAAGTAATCTAGCTATTGGCGGAGAAGCATTATTTAACGAAGCTGATACAGATGTTTCTGCAAGAGACCTTGCTAAAGACACTGGATCCCCTGATGCTCAAGCGGGTACAAACCCTGCAACATTGAACGATAGTCCATCTGCTGGTACTTATACTACTGGTTCTGGTATGACTGTTGCTCAAGGAGAAACACTTGGTGACGGATCTGATGAGTTTGCTGAAATGGCTTTCGGAATCGATAAAGTTACTGTTACTGCAAAAACAAGAGCTCTTAAAGCAGAATATACTATGGAACTTGCTCAAGATTTAAAAGCAATCCACGGTTTAGACGCTGAAACAGAACTTGCGAATATCTTATCAACTGAAATTCTTGCTGAGATTAACCGTGAAGTAGTTAGAACTATTTACTCACACGCTAAACCAGGCGCTCAAGTGAATACAACTACTGCTGGTATTTTTGACTTAGACACCGACTCAAATGGTCGTTGGTCAGTTGAGAAATTCAAAGGACTTCTTTACCAATTAGAGAGAGATGCCAATGCTATTGGTCAACAAACTCGTAGAGGTAAAGGTAATATAATACTATGTTCTGCTGATGTAGCTTCTGCTCTTCAAATGGCTGGTGTATTAGATTACGCTCCTGCTTTGCAAAGTAACTTAAATGTTGATGATACTGGTAATACTTTTGCTGGTGTACTTAACGGTAAATTCAAAGTGTATGTTGATCCATATTCTGCGAATGTTAGTGCTTCTCAATTCTATGTTATTGGATATAAAGGTACTTCACCTTATGATTCAGGCTTATTCTATTGCCCGTATGTACCATTACAAATGGTAAGAGCAGTAGGACAAGATAGTTTCCAACCTAAAATTGGTTTCAAAACTAGATATGGAATGGTTCAAAATCCTTTCGCAACAAGTAATGCAACTGGCGCTCTAGATAATTCTGGTGCAGTAGCTGCTGGCGAACAAAACTTATATTATCGTAGAGTTAAAGTTACAAACATTATGTAATTTTACTTTTATAGAAGAAAAAGGGGGTCTTTATGACCCCTTTTTTTGGTTTTATAAATATCAATGTCATAACTTATGAATAGATGACTTTACTGTGCAGGTGAGGCACAAAAGGAGAACTATGTTTAAGATAACATTGACTTACTTGATAGCTGTAGTGCTTTCAAGTATTTTAGCATTCCCACTACAAGCAAAATCCCCAAAAATAGGTTTCATTTATATAGGTCCACCAGGTGACCATGGATGGACATATCAACATGACCAAGGTCGACAAGACATTGAGAATGATTTGGGATATACAACCACTTATATTGAAAATGTTCCAGAAAATGCAGA